GCGGCTCTTGGCCCCATCCCATATCCGAGAGCAGATGTGTGAGCCGCTGTCTGCGCTGGATCGAAACCCGCAAGAGTTTCCTTGCCGTAATAGGCGGGAGGGTTTTTATTGTACAGTCCTCTAGCTTGGTCAAACCCTGCTGTTAGGTAAGGTATCTGTTCCTCCCACGGTTCATTCTTTGCCGTGCTGACTTGTGTTCCGCCGCCCATATTATGTTCTCCTATCTGTGTGGGCTTCCGCCACTTAATCCGCCTCCAACCCCACCATAATCTCCTGGCGTTCCGGGGCCGCCCCCAATCTGGGCATAACTAGCCAGTAACCCTGCCGGGCTATTACCGCTACCAGAATTGGCATACGCTTGTTCTATCAGGTTCTCAGTAAAGATACCTCTGGCTAACGCAGTCTTAGCCGCTTGTTGCGCCGCTTGTGCTGAAGCGAACTCATTTGCCCTCTGCTGTGCTTGTGCTCGTTCTTGTGCTGCTGCTGCTGCTGCTGCCTGTGCAGATGCTCTTTGCTGTGCTAGGGCTGCTGCTTGTGCTGCTTGGGCTTGTGCCGCCTGCATCGCTCGTTCTTGCGCCGCACGTTGACTGTTATGCGCTGCGTCCTGTGCTACTGCTAGGGGTGTTATATCCACTACTGAGGGGGGAGGGGGAGATGGTAAGGGTGTTGTAACCGCACTTTTGCGGCCATGCGCCGCTTGCGCTATTTGATCTAAAGCGTGTTCGGGTTGGTATGCTGTTGCTAATTGATCTAAAGCATGAGGAGGGTTATATGCTGTTGCTAATTGATCTAAAGCATGAGCGGATTGAATTGGCGCGATGTAAGCGGGTTCCGCTTGTACTGCATTTATATCGGGGAAGGTACTATCCCACCCGTGTATATCTCCAGCGCCGAATGACGGGCCACTCCACCCGTGGGCATCTGATCCACCTAGCGTCCTCCCAATAGCATTCCAAGTATCCCAGCCCCCCGTTGGGAAACCACCATAACCATGCATACTGGGATTATCAAAACTACCTGTACCACCCCCACCTTCATCCCATCCGGGGTCTTTATTGGGGTCATACTCTGGGGTGCTAGTTGAGGTACTTTCGGTTGAGGTACTTTCGGTTGGGATATACCCTGTTGAGTAGCCTTCTGTCGGGTAAACCCCTGTGGGGTAGCTTCCTGTCGGGTAGACCCCTGTGGAGCCATAACCCCCTGCGTGAATACGAGGAGGCTGATAGTTGAAGATATTGCTGGGGATATTGTTGGGATTAGTCCACGGCTGGTATTGATCGTGTCCGAGTAATCCCCCCGCTGGCATATATCCTGACCAATCCAAAAGTCCGGGTGGGGTGTAATCCTGTACTAACTGAGGGTAGAACGGATTAGTGGCATAAGAAGCTGATGATCCACCTCCACTACCAGCAGAAGGTTTCGCAATGAATTCGTCAAAGTATGTTCCTTCGCCGGGGAAATACGCCTCGTATTCGGGAGTTCCGGGCAAAACTTTCGTACCCCCTGCACCGTAAGTACCGGCGTAAAGTTCAGCGTCCTCTGCCGCGTGAGCGCGACCAAAGGCAGACTTACTGGTAGCACCTTTGTCGATCCAATACTTGCTATCCCATGCGCTAGGATCGGACTCAATTTTCGACCATGCCGCCGCAAGATCAGGCCGGGAGTCAACATAACTTTCAAAGTCTGACGAGGTATATTCCCCAGCGCCAAATTTTGCATATTTTTCTGCCGCGCTTGTACCGCCGCCAAATAATCCACCGGCCATTAGATTTTCCTCAATTTTTTCGTAAACACGATGTAGCTATCACTCCAATCGGTGAGTATTTTTTTCCACCCCTTCCTCCCCCAGGCTTCCAGAGAATCACATTCCAGATTACGGGCAAACTGCTCCACCTTGGGTAAAAAAGAAATCCATCTTTCCATCCCACTGCCGCCGATTGCGATAATACGGAGGACTTTCTTTCGTGGGTACGGGATTATCTGTGTCACCATCGCGGCGATCACTTGTCTTTGCTCAACTGCTACCCAGAGCTGCATCTGGGCTGACTTCAAAAGAGGATAATAATCCTCTGTCGCTAACTCGCCTTCAGAATGAGGCTGCGCTTTTTCCAGTAAGTCAGAAACGTGGGGCCAGAGTCCGGTAATTTCATCCGGGGAGACAAGGGCTACAGTTGATTCCAACTCGACCCGTCAAAATAATAGATCCCTGCTCCGCTGCCTGGATCCCATGAGGTTCCATCTGCGTATTCGATCTGCCCTTTTCTTGGCTTGTCGGGAGCCGCAAAACTCTCCTCCAACCGGAGTTTGGAAAGGTTGAAAACCACCTCACCCAATCGGTTTAACTCGTTGGTAAGATAAATAGGAATATCTTGTGGGTTTACAGGGGGTGGACCGGGTTGATACCGAGTTACTGATTTCCACTTTTTAGAATCAGCTATAGCCACGGCTACCCCTTCGGCCTGCGTTCTCTAATTCAAACGTGAGGCCCGAAAGTTTCCAGTGGGTGTCGCTGGTCGATTCCACTTTTACTCCGTACAATTTCCCTGTTGCACGACAGGACACTTTAGACATGGTATCGGGGTTAAAGGCAAACGGTCCTTTCCAGCTCACAGCCTCCTCTGTGGACATCTGAGTACCAACATACAGATCAACCGTGTCGGCATTCAGTACCTCTATCTTCGGCCAAATTGCCGTGATGCGTTTAACTGTGGATTGGTCGGGGTTTCCTTCTGCCGTCATTGACATACCCGTTCTTTCAATAAAGGCGGCCATATCTGTCGTGTCTTCCTTATTGCCGCTACCGTCACGGAATAATTTTGTCGAAACCGGGGAAGCAAATACTAAAACGTCCTCGAATTTGTCGAACGACATCGCCCAGCGCCCAGCGGCAGAATCCCAGCCACCTGATGCCGCAGTCCATGTGCCAAAGGAAAGAGGATCATCAACAACGCCGGGTGTAATGTGCGCTAATTCTGGAAGATCACGAATCGTGAATGCTTTAGTGATGTAGTTGAACACCACTGCCTTATCAATCTGATTGTTTGCTGAATCCGCACTGACAAAGCAGGCTAGAACTTCACTGCGACCGTAATCTGTGACAACGAACGAGCGGTCGGCGTACTCCCCATCAATGACGTTGTACATCCAATCCTTCAATTCAGATGGCAAGATCGGCGCGACAGTCTGACCATTGTTGATATAAAGGTCATCCACCCCGAGGATAAAATGCCCTCCGGGGAACTCGCAAACGCAATTCTTTGCCATGATCCCGATAGGTGCGACCCTGCGGAAGGAGAAGATGAAGGGCGTACCGACATACGCCATCTGGTGAACTGCGCCGGAGGTATATATCTGGAATGTATCTCCGAGCTGTAATCCATCCCGTATGATCTCCGCGCCGGATTGCAAGGGGTACTCACCCGAGTCGTTTGTACTGGAGGTTTCATCAAAGGATGAAGGAACTGTTTGTGTCGCCGCCTCTGTAGACCACTTCACCAGCGTGGGGTAATTTACAGAAGACTTGGTGACATTCAGCGCGACAAGGAATGATTTGAACGACTTTATCACCGCGCATTCTGTAGAGGCAGGCCAGTTGGTCAGGTCTGCCATGAGAGTGCCGGTGTTAGGCAAACCAGACGTTAGCGCCCAAAATTGCGGGTCATCGTTCGGGTTCACCAGGATCAGAATCCCACCAAGTACGGTGGAGGACCAACCCCCCGCTGCGGTAGCGGAGTAATCGCTACCTGACCGTGTGATGTCGTGCCATTTTTTAGTTCTAGTCACAACTGCATCATCAGAATGTGCTGCTGCGGTGGTGCTGTTTGCTCCGCGTGAACAGGTGGTAAATGTCGTGGCGGTTTTGCCCGTGTAAGTTATCTGTTCAGACCCGATTGTGATCGTGCCGTTAGATTCAAATCCGGTGGTTGAATCCACCGTGATTGTGGTAGCTGCATCTGTGAGGGAGCCGTTGAGTTGGTCGGTTTTGGTGGTAGCATCGTAGACGTATATTTTTGCAAGACCACCAACAATGAAATATTTGCTATTCCCGGCCTCCAAATAAGTGATGTAATACGGCGCGACCGGACAGGTCGCCATGACTTCAGAATAACCGGGGATTTTCTCTATGGAGCCATGCCAAGCTCTTACATTATTTCCATCCGACCAGGCGTTTTGCGGTAACAGTGCTGGGGGGATGTCTTTCCAAATACCATGCTCC